ATCAGCAGCCGGAGATGCTGCGTTAACAGTATCTTCTATAGGAGGTGAAACAAAAGCCACACAGTCCTTACGGACGTTGGCGATTGCGATTAGATCATTAGCAATAGTGTTAGCTCCATTTGCATCTGGATATGCAAAAAGTAGGTTAACGTCAACAGTATCGGTATCTTCGAATAGGTCGTAACCTAAAGCAATTTCTCCGACTGTTGGAGCGTTATCATCAGTACCACCAGCTACACTTACATCTTTTACTGTTGTAATAGTTGTATATGCGGCCGTTGCTGAGATAGCGTCTCCTGCATCTGTGAGTTCACTTGGATGATTAATCCAACGAATGTAATCAGAAGATTGATTGATAACATCAACATAATAGTTGGATGTACCATCTTCTTTCTTAGCATCAGATCCTTGTGAAACGAATGGGAATCTTTCTAGTACGGTACCAGCAGTACCGGTGAAAGCTCCGTCTTCGTCTATCACAACGATATGTAACTCGTCATTAGCAGTTTTACCTAAATTTGTAGCATAAGTCGAGGTTCCTGGTGCAGAATCGAATTCTCCATCATATGCCCATGCGGCATAATTGGAAGTAGAAATACCCTGTGAAACCCAAGATACTTTTAGGCTATTGCCTAAGATTCCGGGATGCCTAGCAGCCCAAGATCCATAAGTACCAAAGGTTAGAGTACCAGCTCCAACTGATTGATAGTGAATATCGTTTTTAACCAGAAGTCCAGTTCCACCAGAGCACCCGTTAAGGTGACCAGATGTAACACGGACTACTTTCAGCGCGTTGCCATATTTTAAAAATGACGCAGCAGTTTGAAAGTATTTAAAAGTATTAGAGTCAGGCGTTCCGAATTTACTAGCTAGAACTTGTTCAGAACTAACAGTAGTAACTTCTTCAGTCGGACCCCAATTAAATGACCCAGCGAATCCACCAATACTGGTTGATACGGCAGGTACAACGCTAGTAGCGTCAATTTCCTGGACTTGAACTCCAGGTGATACTTGAAATGCCATCGCTTTATCCTCTCAAAAAGGTTTGTTAATGTGTTTCCATAATAAGATTATGTTCAATCGTATATATTTATAAGAATTAAAACTCTACCAAAGTCCAGTTTTCCTTGTTTCTTGCTCAAACCAAACATTTCCTTCCTCATCCTTGAAAGATTTTTCTTCTCGACCATCTTCAATAAAACCAAATGGAAGTAAATCATCTTGTATTGCTTTAAGTTGTTCTCTATATAGCATATCTTTCATATCAATATCAGATATGCTTGTAAATATATCAGTAGTAGTAAACCAAGCAAATAAAACTAAATTCATCATTAAATCATCATGATTTGGTCCTACTGCTTGATAAGAAGCGCCCTTAGCAACAAAAGTAGTTAATTCTATAATCGTTTGTGCATCTTTTATATGTAATCTTTTCGTTTCAATTAAATCTTTTATTGTTGAACAACCTATACGCTTAACTCTCTTAGTCATAGTAGCCCCTATGGCATTTTTCTTGACTGAAGATTCTACAAACATATTTTCATATTCAAGTTCATAATATAAACCATTACATACAACCATTCCTTGATCATTTGATTCTATTATAACATAAGCACTATTATATGTCTTAGCATATTTATAAATTAAATCTGGCAAAAGCATAGGCGATATATTATTATCTCTAAATGTAGCCACTTGTTCAAAAGGATTAGTTGTTACGTCTATTATAGTAAAAGTTGAATAATCTTGGCCTCTTCCTTTTGCCGTATCAACTGTCATTACATAATCATGTCCTTTTATTGGTCTATCATATATAAACACATTTTCTTGTACATGTTTTGGCTCTATAGCCTTTTGAGCTAAAAGATAATTTGAAGCTATAAGAGTATTACCTCTACCATGGAACGTATTACCAAATTCTTGTTCAAACTGCAGCTCAGAAGTATTACTAATAGTTTCTTCTTTCCATTTATCATCTCGACCTGGAACATCTTCCCAATCAACTCTAAATCCTTTAAATTCATTTGATTTTGAAACTGAGCCAGTCCAAAGCCTATGAAAAACGTTTCCTACTCCATTTGCAGTAGATGCAACTATAATTTGAGCATCTGTACCGGCTGAAATAACTGGATATGTAGAAGTATAAAATTGAGCATCATTTTCTACAAAAGCAAACTCATCTAAGAATAATAAATTAACTGACATACCACGAATAGAAGCTCCTGTTGTTGATGAAGCTATAATTCTTGAATTATTAGAAAATTCTATTGAGCCTTTATTTAAAGCTTTGCATCCTGGTTGCAAAAAGAAAGGTAAGTTCTCTAATGCTAATAAAATTCTACCTAGCATCTCTCTTGCAATCACTCCTTTATTAGCAAGAATCGCAATAGTTTTTTCTGGATGAAAACATGCAAACCATAGTAAATATACAACAGATGATATTGATTTACCACTTTGTCGACAAGCTAATACAATTGAAAATCTATTCTTCTTAAAATGTTTAAACATTTTTTCTTGATAAGGATATAAATCAAAAGGGATAAGGCCCTGATCAAGAGAAATAATTTTAATATATGTCTTAGCAAAATGCACAGGATCGCTCATGCATTTCATATATTCTTTTACTTGTTCTTTAGTAAAATCAGATTCTATTCCATCCCTTTTTACAAGTGGATTTCCAAGATATCCAAATTCGCTATTCTTTACTCTCTGATTGGCCATCTATAATAGTAATCTCATCTTTTTTGTCTAATAATAACCTTTGTAATTCAGTAGTACTTCCAACAAAGACATTATTATTAGTTATTTCTCTTTTAACATCATCATGTGTTAATTCTTTCTTTGATTTTTGAAGCCTCATAAGCTTATCAGTAATATCACCAATAGCTTTTAAATGATTAGATAATACTTCAAATGCACGTGGATGCTCTGATTCTCTTGCTAATTCAGCTAAAGAATCCGTTGACATGATACCAACAGATATAAGATCTTTTAAAGTTTGACGTGAAAATTCGTAATCATCCTTTATATCTTTTTTATCGACATAAGTTTGATCTATTTTTTTGTGTTTAGTAGGAAGATTTTTAGCCAACCTATCAGAGATAGCTTCTTTTTTATTCATAATATATTATTTATATTGTTATTAATCGTCAGATGTCGTATATGAAGCGACAGTTGCTGTTGCACCAGACGATCCACCCGTTAATGTTTCACCTATATTTAAATATCCAGTTGGTTGTGCAAAACTAAGTATGGTATTTGGTACAGTTGGCGGATTAGCTACAGTGTATATACTAACCGTGCCAGTAGTTCCAGATACACTACCAGTTACTGTTTCTCCAACAGTAAATGTACCACTAGGACTAGTAACAATTGCAGTCCATGAGTTTGGTACACCCAATGGATCATAACTAGTTACTATATTATATTCACCACTTCCAGGCGTACCTGTTACTAATGTATCATCTACAGTCGCAGTAGTAGGACTAATATCAAAATCTTGTCCGGAATATTGTTCAGAGGTATTTGATTTATTAAACCAATCAACATCAACCGACTTAATAACATTTTGAGTTCCTGTTCCACTATAGAAAGTCATTTTCATTGTAAATTCTAACGTGTATGTTAATACTCTTCGACTTACAAAATCGCCTTCATATTCATCAGCAATACTAACACTAGTTAAAATAATTGGAACATCTTGTTTATAATTAGTCCAACCATCAATAGGTTTAATAGTAACTGTATAATCTGGTTGAAAGTATGGTAATATTTGTTCTAATATTTGAAGACCGTCATCTTGATTTTTTGCAAGAATATTAAGTTGCATTCCAATATCATAAGGTACTTGTGTTTGAATGGTTTGCCTTTTAGTATTATCGGCTGCATATGAGGTGGTTAATTTATTTCTTTTATTTTCTTTTTTATTAGTATCTAAAGATAGACTAGTCATTTCAAATGACATTCTAGGTAATTTAAGAGCCATTGAACCATCTGTTATACTATTTTGATCTAATCTAGCTAGAAATTTTTGTTTAGGCCCATAAGCTAAAGGTACTTTTATTTGATTAAGCACCCCACCACCACCATCTTTACGAATAACAGATATATCGTTAAACATAGTACCAAAGACAGCCACTGACTTCCTCATAGTTGCGTGATAAAAGTGTGAGCCAAACATTAGTACGTATCCGATGGATCACCGAAAGGATTACTTTCGGTAAAGTCTAAGAAGGAGTCTGCATCTAATTCAAATTCAACATTTTCTGCTCCACCATCTGCTGGATTTATAAATGCGCCTGAAGAAGTATCTCCTATATCGTAAATTTTCGTTAAATAAGTAGATATAGCTGATGTTCCACCTACTACAGGAATTGTAGCCGATACTAAGAAGTCTCTTGCCTCATCGATACCAGCAACACCAATATTAGATACAGTTATTCTTCCTGCAGTATCAGATAGATGATCTACTGTTTGTACTTCACCAGATACTGTAATACCGCTACTAACTACTTGACTAATAGTTTCACCTTGACTAAAGTGATTATTACTACTAGTTGAATATTCCATAGTGATTTGATATGATTGAGTAACTTGTGTTATATCAATAGCATCAACACCGGTTTCGAAATCTTCATCATTGTATTCATAAAGAGCACACTGAAGTTTATAAACTGGTAAGTTAGATAATTGATAGAACGGTTGTTCGTGTTCGACAAACATAATCTCAAAGAATTTGTTTGTCATTGGAAGGAATAATATATCTCCTTCTGAAGGTATTGGATAATCAACTGAAGTGTTCCAAGCTCCTACTATTTTTTGCCATTGCCTACGAGATATAATAAAGGTAGCTTCATCTCTTATCTCTAATCCAAACTTAGAATATAAATCTCCTGATCCTTCAAATCCTTCAGCACCTTCTATATAAGCTTCAATGAGATATGCATCATCAAATTTAGATGCCCTATCTTCTCCCAATATAGCATCTCTACTAACTATTGTTCTAGGTAGATAATAAACATCCTGACCGAAAATCTTAAGAGATTCAATAATCAAATCTTCATATAGATTTTGTTCTGTTTTAACGGCCTGAGAAAAATAAACGTTTCGAGCCATGGTTTACCCCGTCATGAAGTCAATTGGTAATTCCCAATTTAATCTGGCTTCTTCAGTTAATTTTTCGATATCTTGAAGTGCATCGTCATATAATTGTCGACCATTAAAAGTTACGCCACCCGGCATTTGCATACCTTCGAATTTAATTAAATTAGCACCCCACTGTTGTTTGATAAGTGCAGTACCATATTTTTTTAGGAAATAATCGTTGTACACGTCCGTGTACGTGTCTGGATCTATTATTCTATAACATTCGATAATCATATAAGAATCTACGTCTACTTCTTCAGACCAATCCATATCTATTCTTAATGTATTTCTATGTCTATTAAATGATATATGTTTATCATCATTACCAATAACTAGATCTAGCATTGCTAACCATTCCATTGTCATATTATATTCAGCTAGTGATCCCATAAATCCTAATGAGTATACGTCGTTTAAATGCATTTGATATTTAATATCAAACATATCAACGCCTCCATCATTACTATCTTTTAATGGGAACACTCTTACAACATTTGTTATAAGATCATTGATTACAACGGTTCCAGTTTCTATATTACCTTTAACAATAGTAGCTACTGTTGCTGTAGCTGCTGAAGTTCCACCGGTAATAGTTTCTGCTTCAAAGGGTTTATTTGAATCTCCTAAGTAAGCATATGTAATTTTGTTTGTAGCTGCAGTTTTAATAACTGCTGTAGCACCAGAAGTACTACCTGTAATAGTTTCACCAACAGTAAAATTGCCGGCAACTGCGGCCGATAAAGTTAAAGAAGACCCAGTAACTTTATGCGTTAAAAAGACTTTTTCAACAGAATCTCCGTGATATTCTTGGTAAAATTGTAAAGCTTCATCTACTCTATCGTCTACCTGGTCGTCATCTACATTGATCTCGATAACGGGATGCCCTAAAGCCCTTTTGCAATAAGTAATATATGTTGCTCTTGAATTTGGTTTAGCCATTATATGCCTCTATTTGTGTTTTTATACTATCTCTTTTATTTATATAATCTGGGTCTTCGTATATAATCTTAATTGCATCTCTCCAGTGAACACCCTCTTCATCTGTCAGAGGTCTATCCCATCGTTTTGCTTCTGGTATATTATAGGTATAAGTTTCTGTATATAAAGAAGTTGAATTATCAAAATCATGGTCTTCTACAAGCTCTGAATATCCATTACCTTGATCAATCTTTGTAGTTTTCGTTTTAATATCAGCTCTTAAATATCCTTTAATTGTAACTGTAATAGAAGTACAAGTATCTCCAGTTTTATTCCATGTCCAAACTTCATTAAGAACTTCTTTATCTGTGTTTTTAGGATTCATGATCAATATCCTAAC